AATGCTATTGAAGGAACAAATGGATTAGGTGGATTAGGTGGATTAGGTGGATTGGGTAGTATTAATTCAATACCTAATATTTCCAATATGGGTATTGGTTCAAATCCAAATATGTCTAATGTTATGTTACCAGATCCTAATTATACAAATTATACAAGTATGGTCAAAATGAAACAAGGTACTAACAATAATTTTAATCAAATTTTTTCTAAAATAAAAGAGGGTCAAATGATTCAAGTTTTACCAGAAATGCAAGGATTATTTGATTATAACCAAATAATGAATATGCCACATAAAGATTTTTCTTCAGAAGTTGGTGGAAGTGGAGTTAATGGTTTAATGAATAATGGTGGTCCTAAAATTATGGATCAAGGATTATTAAATCAAGGTTTTGGAATGGGTTCAGGTATGGGAATGGGTATGGGAATGAAAAAACCATTACCTCTTGTTAGTGATCCATCACTTGCTAGTATGGCTGGAATTAATCAATTTGGTAATGTAATGGGAAATCATTTGGGAAGTGCTATTTCTGGTGAATTTGGTACTAATGAAAATCAACAATCTAATGATCAATCAAATCAAAATATTCTTGAAGGTGGTTATGGTTCTGATAATTTAAAATTATTTGCCGAATATAAAAATGTTAGTCAATTGAAACAAGGAAAAAATCAAAACTTTGATTTAGAAAATATTCAAAGTGGAGGTATGATTGAAGTCCCTCCTGAATTACAACATTATTTTGATTTTGAAAAAATAAAAGATAAAAATGCCAAATCAAATGACAATCAAGAAAATGAAAAAAAAAAAAAATTTTTTTTTTTAACGAAAAAAACGATATAAATAATAAATTAGATGGTGGTAGAGGTAAATTGATACCAGAACACATTGAACCAATAAATAGTCCATATCATAATGCAAGTTCAAAACAAATTTATACACAAAAAAAATCTTCATTTCCAGAACCTTATATAAAAGTAGGTGATTCTAATCCAAAACAAGATAATACTCAAAATCAACAATCTCAATATAATCCTAATAAATCAAATTCAACACAACCATTAGTTGATTTACAAATTTATCCTGATGCTATTAAAAAACCTAATCCTTTAGCAGATAAACAACAAGCTATGATACCATTACAACCTTTTGCATTATCATCTCCTTTTATGCCACCACAATTCCAATCATATTTTAATAATTTTATGAAAAATTTTTATACCCCTTTTATATATAAAGATTATCATATTAATTTGGGTGGACCTAATGGTGATCATGCAAGAGGAACAATGATTTATGAAGACGCTTTACCACCTGCAGATATTTATTCATCTTATAAAACTTTAAAAGAAAGAAATTCATTATGTGAATATGTGAGAGGAACATTTATAAAATCTGATGAAGGTGAATTTGTTGATTTTAAAGGTGGTCCGTCAAGTTTAAATTCAAGATTAAAATTAATTCAATTAAATCCATACAATACAAACATATATTCATCTAATCCATATAAAGGATTACCAAATGATCAAAGTTTTTTAATTTATAAATCTTGTTATCCAATTGTTTATGATAAAGATATTGGTTCAGCACAATGTAATAAAAATTCAACTGGGATGAATGTAAGAGCATATAAACTTACAATAAAAGAATTTGTTATTAAATATTTTGATTCAATGACAAAAATGGATGGTCTTAAATTTGGTAAGGATATAGAATACATTATAAATTGTATGAAATCTGAACTAGGTACTAAATCAAAATTAGAAGATTTAAATTCAGAATTAGTTCCATATAAATTTGATGTTTGGAGAGATGAAATATATTATGCTTGGATAAGAAATAAAATTAATTATCAAATTATTAGTCCAAATTTTGTTTCATCTTATTGTTATTTTATAAATAAAGAAGCAAATATTAGTTTTGCAAAAAATGGAATGTTGTTAGAAGATTTAAAAGATAAATCAGTAAAGGAACTTTTATCTAATGGATTTACTAATTGTATAATGTTATTATTAACAGAATCTCCTAATCAAAATATTTTTCAATGGGCATCAAATACATATGTTAAAGAAAGAAGTATACATAAAATGGTTCATTCTGGATTTAAACCTGATACACATTGGAAAAGTGTTATAGCTCAAATATTAATTATATTTTACATTATGGATAAATATTGTTTTACAATTAGAGAAATGAATATTCAATCAAATTTTTATATTAAAGATATTAATATTTATGGAGACACTAAACAATTTTGGCAATACACAATTGGAAATATCGATTATTTTATACCAAATTTTGGACATCTCGTTATGTTTGACCATAACTATAAAGAATTGGTAAAACCAGAAAATATAGGTAAACCAAGGATTATGATGAAGGATGAATTTGGTGATAATTCAGATGAAATTAAATCAACTATAATTTCAAATGCAATTGAATGTTTAAGTGCTAATAATTTTGGTTCAGTTTTTACAATTGATGGTGGTGTTGGATTATCAGAAAGTATTGGTAATTTATTGAAAGATATTCATAAAGAATTAGTTGACTCAAGAGAAAATCTTAAATTAGGTAAAATTAAACAAAACGAGTTTTGGGATAATATTATTTGTAAATTTATGATTAAATTAGATTATATACATAATAGAGTTGGTACTCCATTAAGAGATATTGAATATCCATATATAAGAAAAAATGACACAAGACCAAGACCATTTAAAATTGGTGAATTAGTTATTTATGAAGAAAAATTTGAAACATATAAAATTTATTTATTTATTAAAAATACTGGAAGTTCAACATGTGAATGTGTAGGAAAAAATTTAACTACACAATTATATGAAATTATTCCAAATATACCAAGAGATTTATTGTATCATTATTCAGAATTAGACAGTATTAAACAAGATGGTAAACTTGGTGAACCCATTATAGGATACGAACATATTTTAGAAAGATACATATTATAAATTTTTTTTCTAATATATTTTATATAAACAAAATATATAAAATATGAATTACAGTTTTATTGACAAATATAAAGCATCAGATTTTATTCAAAAATCTAATTCAAATTTATATAATCAAATTGATTCATCAAATTCAAATTCTTATAAACCAACTAATTATTATTGGTCTGATTATTCACAATCTACTAATAATTGGGCAACTGAAAATTCAATTCAAAAAAGTTTATTAAAAGGTTTATATCAACCAACACCTTTAGGAGAATTATTCTTTTCACAAGAAAATATTAATCGAATACAAAAAATGATAAAATATGAAGTATTTGTTAGAACTAATGGTAAATATAAATTAGAAGTTGAACAAAATGAATCTGATTTATTAGTTGTAATGAGAGATATTTATATTACTTGTGGTAAAAATCAACCATATAAAGTAATTCATCAAGTTAAAGAACTTAATCATAGAACAATTGAAAAAATATTACCTGATATGATTTCAATGATTAAACAAGATGATGAATATATTAAACAATTAGATAAACCAATTGATCCAATAGCTTTACCAGTTTGTGTTAATAGTAAAGGTAGATTAACTCTTCCTTCTGTTACAACAACATTTTTTTACAGATGAGTGAGTTTACAAATAATATCTTTATTATATTAAAATTTAAATTTTTATAAAATTAATTATTAATTCTATAAATTTCTATTAAAATTTATCAAATAACTAAATAATGTTTAGTGTTTAAAATAAGGTAGCAATATCTGTGATTTTAGTGCAACTATGATAAATAAATAAAGTACCTTTGGTTTCAATTTCTCTTTGAAACATAGTAGCATCAATATTTTCAAGTGCATTAACATCTTTACCTGCAGATTCTAAATTTAAAGGATTGTATTTCCAAGCATAATTTGTTTGTTCAGTACCCATAGTCCATGAAGGATTTCTAATATAAGCAGCGCAACTGACAATAATTTTATTTTTAGGTTTATCAACACAAGTATCTTCTTTTTCACAATCTCTAGTGATATCTTTAGTTTCAACTGTTACAACAGATCTAAGTTTAAATACTTGATGATTACCACTTGATGATTCTTTTGGAATTTCTAATGTATCTAAAGGAACTGATACTTTAACGTCTTGTAATCTTTCAAATTGATTCATAGTAATTGGAAGATATGAAATGGTGTAGGGATTTGTTAATCTAGCAGTATTGAAAGATTGATATCTTCTGTGAACATAAAAAATTAATAATTCTCTTGAATATAAGATTTGTTGTTGTTTAACTGTTAATTGTCTGTGGTGAATATATAATTGTTCTTGAGATAAGGCAGTTTCTAAATCAATAGGATCTGCTTTTTTGCCAATAGCAGTTGGTATTCTCATAGTGATTAATGGAAGAGTAGTAATATGAGATGTTGATACAGATGAAATATGAGAAGTTAATGGAGTAATACCATAAACTGGCATAGTCATAACAATAGTAGGTCTAATGGAAAAGGCTGCTAATAATTTTCTCATAATGGTACCTTCATCTTTAACATATGCAAGATCAGCAGCATCAAAAACACTTGCTCTACAGTTATCAATTGCCATAATAAATGAACTTAAGTCATTTGTATAATATTTACCTTGTCTTAAGTTAAGAACAGCTTCCCATAATTTAGTTTGAACATTGCATCTGTTAACAAGGTCAGTGAAAGGTTTAGTTTTGTTAACACAAGCAGTTTCTGCTGGATCAGTTGCTATATCCCAATATAATTCATATTCAGGTTGAGTTTGAAGTTCTTGACCAACAGTTTTATAAGCTACAATTTTGGCAATTGAAGCTAATAACATATGTTGATCTAATAATTCAAATTTAGGAATAAATAAGGCAGCTACAACAGGATGAATAAATGAGAAAATATTGATTTTATTTTTATCAAAGTCTGGTTGAATAGCAACTTGATCACAATCTTTGTAAATTAAACTTTGTAATGTGACTTGGTCGTGTAATTCTTTTGTGGCACTTGCAATAGTATTAATCATTTGAAGTTGTTCTAATTCATCTTTTTTAACGTGTAATTTACCACCTAAGTTATATGATGCAGGAACAAAACCTAATGCTTTAGACATTTCATTGTAATTTACATCAAATACTTCTGGATTAGTAAAATTAGATTTTGATAAGAAAATTAAATTTATGATAGCACTTGCTTCAGATTCATCAAAGTTGTATTTTTTTTTGTAATCAGCAATTTTTTCGATGTATTCTTTCATTGATAAGTTAGGATATTTAGCAACTAATCTTTCTTTAATTTTTTCAGCTAATTTTCTAACTCTTTTCATTTTTTCATTAAATTTTCTCATAATACTGTCAACAATTTCTTCGTCTTTGTATTTCATTTTCAATTCATCTAAAATTGAATAAGTTGCTCTTGGTTTATCAGCATTTTTTTTCATTAAAGAATGAACTTCTTTATCAATATCATCACCTCTGTTTGACGATTTGTTTAATGATGTATTTGAATTAGACATAATGTATTATATATAATTAAATATATATATTTTTTTTTTAAAATTTAATTATATATTTTTTAAAAAAATAAATTTTATTATATTTTTTTTTTAATCCCAGTTTTAGAATTTGATTTTAATTTATTAATCTTTATAATATTTAAATAATTAGAATTTGATGAAGGTTTTCTTTCTTCATTTATTTTATTCATTATTTCACCCATATAAATAAATTCATCTATAGATTTATTCCGAATATTTTTATAGTAATTTTTATTTAATGAATTATTTGTTTTGGTTATGTTTTTTTTATTCATTTTTTTAACTGAAGTTCTATTTAAATCCGCTGCAAATTCAAGTTTTGAATATTTTATTCCATTTGAATATTTATTTATTAAATATGATGGTATACAACAACTTATTATTCCGTGTAATTCTAATAAATCCCAATTTTGTTCCCCATAAATATAATTCTCTAATATATCACCAATTGATAAATTATTTAAGATTTTTGAATATGAATCTTTTTTAATAAATTTATGATAATTTTCAAATATCATTAAAGGCATTAATACTTTTTCGGTTTCATATAAATCTAAACAAGAATCTATTCCTTTATAATCTGTTAAAATTTTATTTGTTGCTTTATATAAGTCAAAATCTAAATCTTTTTCTTTCATTATATCCATAAATGAATTTAGTAGTTCTAAACTTATTTTTTTTGAATTGTAATTTATTTTTAATTCATCTAATTGTATCAATATTTTTCTCATATCACTTTGACAATATTCAATGAATTTACATATAACTTGATAATCCATTAGTATTTTTTCATTATTACATATTGTTGTAACCCATTTTATTATATCTTTTTGTGCTGGTGAAAATATTTTTATTTCATTTGATATTTTTTTTGTTTCACTTAATTGTTTATTATGTTGATTATTTGTTATTATTATTATTGGCATCCATCTTTTAAAATTATTCTCTTTTATTATATTAAAAACTCCATTTTTATCATTCAACGTTATAACAGATTCTAATTCATCAATTAATAAAATTGGTTTTTTTTCACCCTCGATTTTATAATTCATTTCAAATTTTGACATTAATTCTCCATCAATTTTATCTTTTAAATCTAACATGTTTAAATTTATTATTTCATAATTATATTCATTTAATATTATTGATATGATTAATGATTTACCACATCCATGTGACCCACTTACTAATAAATTACCTTTTCTTAAACTATATTCTATTTGTTCATTTGAAACATTTATTAATTTTTTTTTCCTTCCTTTTGATGATTTTTTTAATAAACCATTTACTTTTAAAAAATTTTTTGCATCATCATATGTTTCTAACCATTCTTTAATATATTTTATTTGTTCATTATTTCCTATTATATCTTTTAATTCAGTTGGTTTATATTTTGTTTGAATTTGATTTATTGACATATTAAATTTAATTGTTTATTTTATATATATAAAAAAAATCAATATTTTTAAATGCTTTTATTTAGTTTAATTTATAATAATTATTATTTTTAATGTTTTTTAATTAAATGTATTATCATTTGAATTAAATATTATCATCATCAGTAGCTAATTCATCAAATTCAATTTCTAATTCATTTTTAAATATAGTATTATTCACATAATTATTTAATTTTACATCATTATCATCATAAATTACTATATTTTTATTTTGTATGTATTTAATTTGATTAAATATATTATCATTAGAATCGGAATTAGAATTACCATTAGAATCTGAATTAGAATTATCATTAGAATCTGAATTAGAATTAGAATTAGAATTAGAATTAGAATTAGAATTAGAATTAGAATTATCATTAGAATCTGAATTAGAATTATCATTAGAATCGGAATTAGAATCAGAATTTAAATTAGAATCAGAATTAGAATTATTTTCATTTTCAATTTCATTTAAAATATCATCAAAAATATTATCATCATTACTATTTTCACTTGTTATTGTGCTATTTATAAATAAGTTATTCATTGATTTTAAATTATCTATTATTTCTGTTTTATTTAATTTATTGGAAATAATGTCTTTGATAATATTAATTGTATTATGATTTAAACATAATGATATAATGTTATTTTTTGAATTAAATGATACATTGTATTTTATTAAAAAATTACTCTCAATATTTGTTAAATCTGATAACATTCTTTGGTTATACGGAATTAATTTTTTTTCTGATAAATGTATACCATTTATACATTTGTATAATGTATTATTATTTTCATTTATTTCCATTAACATATTATAACATTTTCCATACATTAAATCATTATAACATATTTTATTTTCTCTTAAACATACACCAAATTTACAATTGTATCCTCCTGGACATTTTTTACCTATACAATTTTTGCATTCTTTTGTAAGGATTACTAATTCTTCAAATAATGATTTATCTTCATTTAAATTTATTTCAGATAAATCATCCCATACAAATAACATATTGTTTATATATTGACGTATTGGTTCTTTAATTTGTTCTTCTAATGTATGAGCAAACATACATTTGTGTTTATATACGCATTTAGAGTTATTAACAATATTATAACATAATAATTTTTTAAAATTATGTTTATTATCCATTTGTTATATTATATAATATTTTTTTTATATTGTTATAATATTATATATATTATATTAAATGAATAGTAATTTAAAAGAAATTTCAACTTTTATTAAAAAAAATAATTCATATTCTGATTTTAATTTAGTTAATAATTTTTTATTAAATTTGAATTTTACTAAAATTAATTTTAATAAAAAAAAAAATTTAATTGGTGGTGCTATTGATGAAGAAGGATTTATTATCGATGATTTTGGAAATCGTATTTTAGATGAATTTGGAAATCCAATTAGACAAGATTTACAACCAGAAAATATGGCATTTGATAACAATTTACAACCAGAAAATATGGCATTTGATAACAATTTACAACCAGAAAATATGGCGTTTGATAACAATTTACAACCGGGAACTATTGGACTTGGTAATGATTTACAACAACAAATGATGATTGAAAAAATCCCAGATACATATTTAAAGAATCCTCCTTTTACATCTGATCAAATAGATACATATACCATAACAGAAGGCACAATTTTATATCACGCAACATCAAATAAAAAAGGTTTTAATACTAATTATTTGAATTTGGGTAACGATAAAATAATTAATTTTTTTACACCAAATTTTAGATTAGCTTCTGATAAAATTGAAGGTTGTTCAGTTGATAAACAAAACGGATATATTCACGTTTTTAAAGTTAAAAAAGATATTCCAAATATTTATGTTAGATTACCATATGATATTGCTGATGACATTAGTTCTGATTTATTGGCAAATGAATTTTGTTCCAAAAATCAAAATTATTATGGAATTGGATTTTTTTATCCAAAAAATAATATTGAAATGTTTTCCAACGATATTAATCAATATAATAAAAAATTAAATTTAGATAATCCAGATTTATATTATTCAGAATTTGGTTTATGTAATCCAAAACCATATTTAGAATATTTATATACTCAAAGATGTCAAAGTTTAAGAAAGTTATCCGACCCATTTAGATTTAATTGAATACAATTTTTATAAAATCCATTTGAGTTATTATCAAATTTTTGAATTATTTTTATGTTTTTTGGTAATGAATATTTGTTTATAATTTTAATATCACATCCATAAAGTTCTTCCAATAATGATGGAAATTCTATTTCTTCTACTAGAGTTGATCCTATATTTAATATCAATATACTTGAAGGAAGATAATTTAATTTTTTTATTGGATTGTAATAACAATGTAATTGGGTTAAAGTTGATGGAAGATTATCCAAATATTGTATTGAATTATGAGCACAAAATAATATTTTAATTCCTAATGGTAAATTATCAAGTGATTGAATTAAATTACCAATGCAATTTAATATTTCAAGTGTTGGTGGAAAATTTATAAAATCACTTATTCCATAATTTATACATATTAATGTTTTTAATTTCACAAATTTTTTAAGATCAATAATTATATTTAAATTATTGATATTTATTTAATTATTTACTTTTATATTTAATTTTGTATTTATTAAAATTAAATCACTTTTTGTTAAATTATCGAAATTTATATGTTCTTTTTCAAAAATACTATCCATTAAATTTTATATAAAACTCTAATAATAATATTTATTTGTCAATTTTTTTTTAAAATATTATATTATTAATGAATTGGAAACAAAATAAAACTATTTTTAATCATATAATTAATAAAGAATACTTTATTAATAAAGATACAAATACAAATAATATACTTTATATTAATTGGGATCAATTTGAAATGAAATGCAAATATTTTTTGGCATTTAGTGTTGATAAATCAAATAATATAATATGGTCTTGTGATAATCCATTCATAGACCAAAAAACAAAATATTTTAGTCAAAATATTAAAAATAATTTGGGTAAAAAAAAAGTTTTTTCATTTGAAATAATAAATGAATTAAAAGAAATTATTAAAAATGGAATGAGTATCATATATGAAGAAGATAAAGTTGATTTGATATGGTGTTTAATTGGAGACTTTAAAAAATATAAACAAATTTATATTATTACTGAGATAATTTATATATAAAAGTTTTTTCTGCTATAATATAAAATAAACATTTATATTATGGATAATTCAACTAATAAATATATATATACAAATTCAAATATTATTTATAAACTTTTAAAATTTATTACAAATATATCAACTATTAAAAATAAAATTAATAAATGTTGTTGTTGTGAAAAGAAATTTAATAATCTTTATATTTATAAATTTAAAAATAAATCCATAAAAATTTATGAATCTGAATTACATATTTTTCAATCTCATAATATGATTAATTCAGAATTATATAAAAATTTATTAACAACAAATTTTAAAGATTTTGATATTGAGTGGTGTCTTATGTCAACAAATCAATTAAATGTATTAGATGGACTTTATGAAATTGGTTCAAATCAAATATATATAGAAAAAAATAAAAATATATCACAATCTAAGATTTCAAGATTTTCAGAACATTCTGGATTTATTTATTTTGAAAAAAATAAGGTTTCAAATATTAATATAATTTCTGGGTCTAGAGTTGAACCATCTGATCCAATAATTTTTATGCCTAAAAACTGTATTGAGGCTTTAGAAGTTAATTACATATTTCATACTCATCCAAAAACACCATATATTGGTTCTAGAATTAAAAATGGAATTATTTATGAATTTCCTTCTATTTCTGATATTATACATTTTATCGACCATCATAATAATGGAAAGTTATTAGGTTCAATTGTTGTGGCGCCAGAAGGTTTATATGTTATAAGAAAAAATATTTTCAACAGAAAAAATATATCTGTAGATTACGATATAATGATTAACGAATTAGAAGAAATATTTTTGGAATGTTATAATGATTCATTTGAAAAATATTCATCTATTGACTATGAAAAATATAAACACAATAATGAAATTAAATTACCAGATAATTATTTTTACGATAAAATATCAATAAATTATAATTATATAAATAAGATAAATAAAGTACTAGTTAAATACGATATATTTATAGATTATTATGCTAGAATATTTTTCGATAAAACAAATTTTGCTATTAATAAATGGATATTTGATGATATTTATTTGCCACATATAAATTAATTTTATAAAGTTAATAAAATTAATTCAATTAATTTTAATATATTAGAGTATTATATTTTATAACAAAACTATTATATGAATAATAAATTTACTTTTATATTTGTAATAATACTGATATTAATTTTCTTAATTACTTTTAAATTTGAAAATTTTGAATCTGAAACAAATAAATATAATGTAATTTTAATAAATCACAATAAATTTCAAATTATTATAATAAAAAATATAAATAACATTCAAGATAAAATTTATAAAATATATAAGAATTAATTTTTTATTTTAATCGAACTAAAAATTTTATATCATTATTATATATTATAATGCATAAAATAACTCAGATTATTGTTTTAATTGTTATCCTTATTGTTTTAGTTTGGTTTTTCAATGGAAGATATGAAAAAGTATCAAGTGAATCTGTTAATAAAGAAAATTTTAGAGTAAATTCACAAAATTGGGTTGATAACAATGCGTTTGAAGTTGCTGATAGATTAGATATGGGTAAAAATGATGATATTCAAGGTATGTATAAATCACAACCAGCTAATCCTATGGGTCCATCTCAAGACATTGGGGTTAATCAAAATTCTGCTCAAGATACTTTTGATAATAGAGGTTTTAAATGGTCTGCTAATGCTAAAGATTCACAAATTGATGAATTTACCAAAGCTGTTGATGATGCCCAACTCAGAAACAAATTTGAACGTATGTATATGTTAGATCCTGATGGTTCTGTTGCTAAATATGATATTACCTATAACAAAATAAGTCCAAATTGTTGCCCTGCTCAATATGCTCCTCCTTTCAAACTCACTGATAAAGATTCATCTAATTGTGATTTTGCTCAAAAATATGTTGCTAACCAATATTCTGGTATGAATTTTAATGATGGATACGGTTGTGCTTGTGTTACCCCTAAACAAGCTGATTTTTATGGTTCAAGAGGTGGTAATACTGATTAAAAAAAATGATTTTTTTTTTATAAATTTTTTTTGATTTAAATAATTGTATATTTAAATTAAACAAGAGTAAATTTAATATAATGAGTCCATTAGGAGGAGCATTAATGCAATTGGTCGCTTATGGAGCACAAGATGTATATTTAGGTGGTAATTACCAAAATTTTAACATTAAATTTCGAATTTATTATAAAAAAACAATTATTAATAATGTAATAGTTAATTTTGAAATATATAAAGTAGAATATATTAAATTTTCATTCGTTGACAAAAATTTCACAAATTTTAATATTTTTGATAGAGATTTAAAATATATCAATTGTGAAAATATAAATTTACATAAATTACCTAAATTTAAATCTATTGATAGTTTTAAAAAATTAACACATTTTGATTGTAATTCCAATAAACTTGTCAATATCAAAAAACTAATGTATAACTCTAATATTGTATGGTTAAATTGTTCTATCAATAGGATTACATTAATTCCTTCAAATATGTTTTCACTTGAATATTTTGATTTTTCAAATAATGAAGTTATTGGAAATGTTAATTTTTCAAATTATACAAATTTAAAATATTTAATATGTTCGTCAAATAAAATAAAATCTATTTCAAATTTACCATTGGAATTAGTATATTTGGATATTTCTGATAATCAATTAGAAAACTTGGATAATTTACCATCGGGATTAGAATATTTGTTGGTTTCTCAAACTGGATTAACTCAAATTAATTTAATTGAATTGGAAAATTTAAAATATTTGGATATTTCTATAAATAATTTGGGTTCATGTGTGAATGCGTTACCTTCCAATCTTATCCATTTAAATTGTTCCCAATCAAATGTTACTAAATTAGATAATTTACCTTTTGGATTAGAAAAATTAATTTGTGTTAATAATGATATAAAATCATTGGATATGCTTCCAGAATCATTAGAATATTTAGATTGTGACCATAACCAAATTACAAAATTAGATAATTTACCACAAAATCTTATCGAATTAGTATGTTCAAACAATCTAATAGTGGAATTAAATAATTTACCACCAAAACTAACAAAATTAAATTGTGAAAAAAATAAAATAACTAAATTCACTAATTTACCAAAATTAACCAAATTTAAATATGATGATAATATAGATATGAAAAACAATTCTACTGGTTCGTTAATGTCATTTTTTAAAGTAATATATAGAAGACATACAAATTTTAGTTATGAATCAATAAATAAAATATGTCCCCTTTACACCCTTGAAGATTTAAAATGGGACAAATAAATATTCTTTTTTTATTATATGAATGACACATAAAAGCGAAGATTATAAAATATCTGCTGTTAAATATTATTTGAAAAATAAAGACAATATTAGAAAAACTTGTAAAATTTTTGATTGTAAAAAATCTACATTACAACGATGGGTAAAAAGATATGAAACTTCTAAAAATCTAACAAAAAGAAACAGAAAATCTATTTCTTACAAAATTACAAAACCACAAGTGAAAACTGCGTTGGAATTATTGAAACAAAACGAGCAACTTACTATGAATGAATTAGCAATTGATATGAAAAAGAAATATACTACATTTGATATTACACCTCAACATTTAGGACAAGTAATAAGAGATAATAATAAAACAAGAAAAAGAACAAGACACGAGCATTTCCCAAAAGAAAGATATAAAAAACCAATTGAGAAACAAACTGAATTAAATAAATTTTATAGTAGGGTCAAACAATTTCCTATGAGTAAAATTATTTGTTTAGATGAAACAAGTGTAGGTTCTGCCTTAAAACCAACATATAGTAGATGTGAATTAGGTAGAAGGTGTGTAATAAAAACATCTAATCAATTTGTATTTCGTAAATTTACATTATTAGTAGCAATAAGTAATTCAAAATGTGTTGGAAAAGAATTATATGAAAAAGGTGGTATGACAAAAGAACGATTATTAGAATTTTTAGAAAAAAATGTATTTTCAAAATACAAAGACCATCTTATTATTTTGGATAACGCAGGAAGTCATAACAACGAATTAATTAAAAATGCTATAACAAAGAGTGGTAATCATTATTTAATAAATAAATTATTTGTAAATTATTTATTAAATTCACTTTCCCATATAGTGATTAAATTATATCCATAATCTTTTAATATTTTTTCTCTCAACATAGTTTCATCATATAATTCACCAAATGTTTTTTTATTTAAAGGATTAATACAATCCCTATTAAATTTATCTGGATTTCCGTGCCATAGGTCCCCATAAAATTCATAAATTGTATTAGTATCATTACAATAACCATCACATTTATATTTTTTATTATTTATCTTAATAATTTTTTCACCATCATTTTCAGCGTGTTGTATAAATATATTTTCTTTAATCATAATATCATTTAACCATTCTATTGATTTTTTTGAAAAATTGCCTAACCCACATGATGAAATTACTGAAAAAGTTTTAGACAGCGATTTTGTTAAACAAGATAAAATTAATGCAGTCAAACAAATTATGTTAAAATGCGGAAAAACGCCTGATATTATTGATGGTTGTATGGAAGGGTGTATTATTTCTTTAGTAGAAATGATTATTGAGTTAGATTTAGAAGAAGAGTTTAATAAAATTGTTACAAACATAAAAAATTCTACACTTAAATCACATAGAGATATAATTCCTTATCTTATTGAAAAGATGGACAACGTTAAAAATGAAGACAAATATACAAAATACTTTGATATCTTAAGAGGTAAATAAAACAAAATTTGAAATTACATTTAGTTTTGGAAAGTTGATTAAAAAAATTTAAATTAAATTTTAATATAAAAAAAAATTTATAAGACTAAATAATTTATATTTAATGACAAAAATAATTATCTTTGATTTAGATGATACATTGGTTAATTGTAAAATGAATATTCCACAAAATAAATTATTAATACCAAAAAGATTATTAATTAAAATTAAAGATCAAGATTTTAAAACACAAAAATTTATTGAAAAAGTAAATAATATATTAGACAAATACAATAATTGTTTAACATTAAATTTTGATCAATTAATTGAATTTAAAGAAATATTTCAATTGTCTTATGAATTAACAAATGATTCAACTTTACGTTTTTGTTGTTAAGAATTATGTATGTATTTTTTTTATAAATTTTCATTAAAATATAAAATTATATTTGTTTATATAATATTTTGTATTCATATTCTTTGTATATTTCATTATATTCACATAGTATTTCAATATATTCAGTAAAATCTTTTTCTTGTTTATTAACTACATTCAATGAAGTCCAAACATCATCTTTATATTGATTTATTTCTAAACAATTGTAATATTCACATAATGGATATTTACACCCTTGAAGATTTAAAATGAGACAAATTTCTTATTAAAAATTATCAAGGTTTATTCATTACAGAAATATGTAAATTATGATTTTTGTTATGTCGTCAAACATAACTGAATTTTTAAATTAGGTTTAAAAATCTCCATTATTGCATAAACTTTTTATAAGTAATTACAATAAACTTCATAGATAAGGATGCTCACAAACCTAAAAAACCCTTTAATTAATATTTAGTAATTTAATTACAATTAATTAAAGATAGAATTAACTTAATAACTCATCACCCTAATAATAATATAGTTATTATTTCTTTAAATTGTTTTAATTATATTTTGTCTCATTTTAAATCTTCAAGGGTGTAAACATTAGATTATGATACATAGTTGTTGGAACCTTAAAAATATATACACATATTCCTTCTGTTTTTAACAAATTTTAGCTTCTTTTAAAGTTATTTTACCTGCAGTTTGACCTGTATGTCCTCCATCAGGATTAGTAATAACTA